AAGATTGAGATAGTTCCAGCAGATTGTTTTATAGAATCTCACAGACATGCCAAGATAAGAATACCAGTTGCAGATTATTTACCTCATTGTGTAGAACAAGTTCAAGAATTTTCATTGATACAGAGAGCAACTGAAGTTCAAGATTGGTGGGCAAGTAGAGAAGATTTTGTGTTTGGTAAGAAAGCTTGGGACGAGTACAAAAATACAACAACTATTAAAGGAATCTCAACGGATGGAAATAGAGTTGTTGTTAGAAAATTAAAAGAATAAAAGGATAAAATTATGATTAGTTTTATTATACCATATTGTACAATAGAAAAAGATAAATTTTTAAATTTAAATGAAAAGGAGTTACTACATTGGTTAGAAAATGATTCTTCCAATATATTACACTCGACTATAAAAACTATTAGAAATGTTAACACTTTAAAATGTGAAAAAGAAATATTGATAATAGATAATAGTCATACTTTTCCAGATATTGATTTACCAAATGTTAGGGTAATCAAGGGTTGGCAAGCACTTCCACGAGAAGAACTTGAGAATATTCCTGATTTTATGAACCATAAAGATATTCAATCAAGTTTAGATAATTTTGGTTGTTTGACTATGTGGGTGTCCATGGCATTTCATCAAGGAACACAAGAGGCAAAAGGTGATTATGTGATATTAAATCATAATGATGTTTTTTATCATCAAGATTGTATTGATGAAATGATAAAACAAATGGAAGAAGAAAAACTTGAGTACATTTCTGTTGATAATAAAAAAATATGGATTTCTGCATATTTGTCAAATAAAGATGTATTGGATAAATATATAAAAGATTATACGGCACAACCAGTGGTGATGAGACCAGAACAAGGTGGATATGTTAAAACTAAAAAAATAGGTTTTGCAGATGCGTATTTTTTCCTATGTAAGAGAAAGTTCTTTGATACTTATAATGTAGATTGGGTATATCAAGATACGAATCACGGAGCAACTATGTATTGTCTTGAAAATAATTTGAATTATTTACATTTAGGGCCATACTATGATAATCCCAACTTCGATACAAAAGATGTTTTACATACATACAACTATAAAGGAAAACCATTTTTGAGTCATCTCAAAGGGGGATTTTCAGAGAGTAAAATGACATCATCTGATTTTTCAGATGAATTTATAAAATATTTAGAGGAACTACAAAATGCAAAATGAACACACTCTATGGGTAGAAAAGTATCGGCCTTTAACACTCGACACTTATATTGGTAATGACCAATTAAAAAGTAAAGTCGGAGTGTACTTAGAGAGTGGAGACTTACCACATCTTTTACTATATGGAAAGGCTGGTACAGGTAAGACCACTCTCGCTAAATTACTCGTTAATAACATAGATTGTGATTATCTATACATTAACGCATCAGATGAAAATAATGTTGAAACAGTAAGGACTAAAGTTAAAAATTTCGCCTCTACTATGGGTTTCAAGGACTACAAGGTTATCATCTTGGATGAGTGTGATTATATCACACCTAACGCACAAGCAGCACTTCGTAATCTAATGGAAACATTTAGTAAACATTGTAGGTTCATCTTGACTTGTAATTTTGTCGAGAGAATAATTGACCCGATACAATCTCGTTGTCAGGCATTTCAAGTAATCCCACCAAACAAACAGGATGTGGCAAAACACTTACATAATATTTTGACAACGGAAAATGTAAATTACGAAAGAGAAGATTTAGGTTTGTTGGTTAATAGTGGTTATCCTGATATAAGACGAGTTATCAATGGTGCTCAAAGACAGGCAGTTGATGGTATACTAACGATAGATAAACAGAGTATCGTAGAAAATGATTACAAATTAAAGTTGTTAAAGATATTAGAAACCCAAGATAAAAAAAGTGCCTTCAATAATATTCGTCAATTGATGGCAGATTCAAAGGTTACAGATTTTGCTGATTTATTTAGACTTCTATATGATGAGGTTGATACTTATGGTAAAGGACATATCGCCGCTTGTATCTTGGTTATAGCAAAATATGAATTAAGTGATGCCCAAGTGGTTGATAAAGAAATCAACGCGATGGCAATGATAATAGAGATTTTAGGAATAATAAAATAAAAGGAGTCGTAATGTATTACGAGGCACAGGTTTTATTTACAGAAGAAGTCGATACTAAAAATGGAGTTAAGGAAAAGAAAGTCCGACGCAATTATTTAGTAGAGTGTGATTCAGTAAGTGTAGCAGAAGCAAAGGTAAATGAGTTTTTAAAAGATTCAGCATTTTTCTTTGAAGTAAAGGTAGCAAAAGAATCTAAAATAGTAGATGTAATAGGGCTAGAACATGAATAAAAAATATTGGGGTGAAAAGTCACCAACACAAAAAAACACTCAGGGTAATAAACAAGAAAAACATATATCAGTTCACGAAAATAAGATTTACTATTATTCAAATGTAAATCGAGATAGTGCATCCGAATTAAATAAAAAGATAGGTGAGATAGAATCTAAAAGTTTAACTCTAACTAATACATTAGATTTAGACCAACCACCATCAGTAAGAATATATATCAACTCAGGTGGTGGTTCAGTTACTGCTGGTATTTCATCAATGGACACGATATTAAGGGCTAAAGTACCTATTCATACTTATGTGGATGGGTTTGCAGCAAGTGCAGCAACATTCTTATCTGTGGTTGGTAATCAGAGATTTATGAGTAGAAATTCCTATATGTTAATTCATCAATTATCAAGTTCGTTTTGGGGAACATACTCAAACTTCGAGGATGAGAAACAGAATCTTGATTTGATGATGAAAACCATTAAAAATGTATATAAAAAATATACTAAAGTTCCGATGAAAAAACTTGACGAAATATTAAAACACGATTTATTATGGGACTCTGAAACTTGTCTAAAGTATGGGTTGATTGATGAGATAATATAATGAAACCACTTGTACCTCAATGCTTGATTGGTCATAAGTTTGTAAGGGTAGATGAAGATAAAAATTATTTTCTTTGTTGTAGATCACCAATAATCGGTAATTATGATACCGATGGTTCTTTTAAGGAGTTTTGGAAATCAGACAAATATAATAATTTACGAAAAAGATTAAAGTATGATTTAAAAGGTCAAAATAAAGAATGGGGTGGTGTTTGTTTTGAATGTCCACATTATGAACAGGTAAAAATGTTATATGAAGATGGACAAATTGTAGATGAATCACCAAAATTAGGACCTGAAACATTTGACATTGTGATTGGAAATCCTTGCAATCATAAATGTAATTTTTGTTGGAATTGGTCTTATGATATGCTAGAAAATAATGCCCAACGAAGTGATTTTAAAGAATGGTCAAAAAAGCATATTGATTTGGAAACCTATGTTTCTATGTTAAATGACTTGGAATCACTTGGTGGATGTGAATGGATATCGATGAGTGGTGGTGGTGAACCTTTTGTTGTACCAAACATTATGAAGATGATACAACATACAAAAAACTTAGGATTTAAATTGAAAATGTTTACTAATTTTTCAAGGGTTAATTCTGAGGATATAGATAACTTTATTGAGTGGGGCGTAGACAGATTTGAAATAAATATTTCGGCAGGAACAGAAGAAACTTATTGTAAGTCAAGAAAGTTAAAGTCTAAGGATTGGAATTTGCTATTAGATAACCTTAGATATATGAAATCAAAAAAAGAAGAATTGGGTAAAGGTTTACCTCGATTTAAATATGTGGTGGTTATGACCAAAGAGAACATAGAGGAAGTAGATGAAATCTTTCAGTTGGCTATAGAGTATGGTTCTGATTTTATAGATTTCAGAAATATGATGGGAGAAGTTTACAATGGTGAATATTTATCACCAACGGAGAATCAAATAGAAAAATTTAATATAAAGTTTATTGATAATATAAAAAAATATGATTTCGAAGTGGTCGAAGGTGAATATTATTTTTATTCTGAAAAATTTAAATTAGGAGTATACAATGAAAGTTTTAGTAGTTGGGGATAGTTGTCAAGATATTTTTATATATGGTGATATAGAAAGAATTAGTCCTGAAGCACCAGTACCAGTATTTGTTCCAACCAAAACTGAAAAAAATGATGGTATGGGTAGAAATGTTTCGAATAATGTTGAATCATTAGAGATGAATATATCTACTATTACTAATAAAAATGGTATAGTTAAAAAAAGGTATGTTGATAATCGTAGTGGTCAAATGGTACTGAGGGTTGATGAACACGATTATTGTGAACGGATAGATAAGAAAGTTTTAGAAACTATACGGAACAATAAATGCAAACCACATTTTAATGATGTAACAAAAGTCGATGCAATTATTATATCAGATTATTGTAAGGGATTTTTAGAAGAAGAAGATATTCAATTTATATGTGAAAATAATGACAATGTATTTGTAGATACTAAAAAACAACTCGGTAATTTTATTCAAAGTGCCAATTTTATAAAAATAAATGAATTAGAATATAAAAAAAATCATGAAGTATTATCTGATGGTTTTGAAGATAAACTTATTGTTACTTTAGGTAGTAAGGGATGTAGATATAGAAATACAATTTTTTCTGTTCCTGAAGTACCCGTTAGAGATGTGAGTGGAGCAGGAGATACATTTCTTGCAGGATTGGTTCGTGGTTACTTGGATACGGGCAATATAGTTGAGGGAATAAAATTTGCACAAAGATGTACTACACTTGTCGTACAGAAACACGGAGTTGCAACCGTAGAATTAAAGGAGTTACAAAATGGCTAAAAGAAAACTACCACCACAAGGGGCACAACAAGTTCAAGTTGATTTATCAAAGGCTGAAACTTTAAAATGTGATTCTTGTGGTAACTATCTTTTTATACAGGCAAATGTAATTAAGAGAATATCAGCAATTATGTCACCAACGGGACAAGAAGCAGTGGTTCCTGTTCAAGTGTATAGTTGTGGAAATTGTGGAACAGTTCCAAAGATGTTCATGGAAGGTGCTGGTCTTGATGGTATAGAAGAACCAAAACAAGATTCACTTTCACGACCTGATTTGATGGGGTAAAATGAAAAAGAAAAAAGATGATAAACCATTAGATTATGTAGAGAATAAATCAATACTACCTTATGGTGATAATCGTGGTGCTCCTGCAATTAAACCAACAGATATCAATAGTTGGAAAAATGAAAGGATAACCACAACCAATCATTATTTTGAAACAAGATACAATGAGATAAAAGAGGAATATATTAGGTTGATGCAAGAGTACGAGTGGAATCAACTTGTATATAATGCTCAGTATAATTTTCAACCAGTTTTAGGTCATACTTATTATTTATATCAACACGAAAAAGGTCATTTGTGGTTGAGTTTGATAGAGCCAAACCAATGGTCACAGATATTTT